CCGATCTAACTGCATACGCTGCTGAATTATATACAATATCAGTAGCAACAACTACACGTTCGGGTCCAGTTGGTAACCAATAATATTGATTGAAGTTGATAATTTTATCTAAATTAGTAAATGAATCCCATGAATAAAACTGACTATTGAACAATCTATTATTATCATTAGTCAACGAACCTTCAAGTTTTAATGAATCAACTATTCCAGGATAACTAATAAAATCTGTGGCGGTGGTATCATTTTCTTTTAAGAAAGCAACACCTGGCTCTAATTGATAATCTGTTCTTATCTTTGTTGGTTCTGTTACATAATAATCATTAGCATTAATACCATACCCAAATTTACTACCAATGTAACCCTCTATCTTTTTTGTATTAGGTTCTGCTACTAATTGATCTAGCGTTGCTGCTAAAAACTGAGCATTGGTTTCGGTTTTAAATATCTCTGGTAAGAAATTTAATGTTCTAATTCTTGTTGCCATCTTTAAAATTCTTTATGGTTATATATTACTTATGCTATCTGTAATTCGGCAGGTGTAAGTGCAGCGATAACGATTACATCATTGGCTGTTGCTGCATTTACAAATATTTCGTACGGTAAACATTTAATTTCATATAAATCACCAAATGCTAAATTTGGATCATTGGGAACTAATACACAAGAACTAACGTATTCTCCTATTTGATTATGAATATACGCACTCAATTCACTAAAATAAAATGTATCACCAAAATTCCAATTGTTAATATTAAAATAATTATCCATTGATGCCAATACTGCACTACGAATTTCGCTATCACTAGCATTTGTGTTAGAATTTTTAATAACCTTAATTGTACCTCTGAGTGCTGCTGCTGCTTTAGGTCCAAACAATGGTTTAAATACAACGCTATTTAATATAGCACTATCGCTTAACATTTTATAATCTTGTATTCTAGGGTAACTTTGACTTAATTCGCTTATGGTTGGTCTAGTTGGCATAGGAACTGTGTTTGTACTGTCTTGTATCCAATTTTGATAAGCAGTATAATATGATTGTGTGACTACATACAAATCAATAATATTAGTTGTTGCAGGGTCAATACGGGTAGTGTTATTACTATTATGACGATATTGAAATTGTAATCCTTGTCGGCCGGGCTTCATACTATATCTTGGTTGTGCAACTAACGTATAATATGGAGTAAGTATGGTTGGGTCTTGTGCAGTTAAATAAAAAATATTATCTATATATGCATAGAACAATGTTCCAACCGGGTATTCATATTTCACAACTTCAATTTGTGTTTTGGTTGGATATTGATATATCACAGACGAAGATGCTATTAATTGATAACTAGTTAAATTAATAGCATCTTGAACTTCTTCAAAAAACGCATAAATTCCTATATTAGTATTACCAGTTACATATCCGGTAATCTCATTAAAGAAATCTGGATTTTGGATAATACTTCTATCATTTGTATCAATACTAGCAACTTCAACTTCAAAATCATTTATATACCCATCAGATTGGACCGTTTGTCCAATGATGCTGGCAGCAATGGGCTTGTTCAAAGGATAATTTGAACTTGGTTGCGTGTTTGTAGCCAATACATTTACGTAATCTTGTAAAATTTTTCCTGTAAATGGATCATAAACTAATTTACCTGATTCAAAGGTAAATCTAGTATCTGCTACACTACCAAAATAATAAATCAATGAACGATAAGTTACAGTATATCTATTGTATCCTGTGCTATTAAAATTTACAAAATAATTATTTGCATTATATGCTTCAACACTCCAACGATTTTGTGCGATAGTTAATGAATTGTTGAATACCAATGAGAAATCTTGTTGTAATTCGATGCGAGTTAAACATTCATTTATAACACTATTTGGCAATGAATTACTAAACGAGGGTATTACAACAGATAATATCGCACCAGTTGGTATATAAGCATTTAATGTTATTGGTCCTGTTCCATTTGCAAATCCACCTGCACCAGTGTTGTAACCGTCACCAATAACATTTAGTACAGTTGTCCAAATATAAATGGCATCCGATGGACTAGCTACCCCGTTTACTAATCTATTGTTAACATCTAAATAATATCCCGATGGTGCTGTGAATTTTAACATAGCACCTTTTGTTATATACTTTGCATTATACGTTGAGTAAGTTCCAACTGGGACGGGATTTTCGCCGCCATTGACCATATTATAAAAATATCCAGTCATGCTATTAGCATTAACTGTTTTAGTTTGCCAATACGTGGTTCCGTCACCGGATGCAGTATTAATATTATATCTAGTATAGTTTTGTAGATAATACTGTAATGAACGATTATCTTGTAATATAGATGTTAGTGTACCTGTTAAAAAAGTAATAATGTCACTAGTACTATTAACTACCAGTAATGCATTACCTTCATTAGTATTCAAATATACGCCGCCGTCGTTTGCAAAACTATTTGTACTAGAGTACTTTCCAGTTGGATCTAACAAATCTAAATTTTTACTTATACCAACACTACTACGGTTGATAGCTTTTGATTTAATAATTGAACTATATAAAGTATATGGGAAGTTATTATAATCTTCTCCATTAACCATACGATTTTGAGTATAGTAACGACTTGGGGCACGTTGTTTAATATTAGCCAATGACTCACGAACCTGTGCATTTGACACCGGTAATTGTAATGCCAATTGCAATGTTAGTGTTTCTATGCGTCCAACTCTGCTCACATAATTAATATTAACACTAATACCTTGCATTTGCGTTGGGTCAATTGTATAAGTCAATGCATTGCCAGCACGTACATATGCTCTAAAGTTACCTACTGGAATTTGACTGAATACCCCGTCACCAAACACATAACTTACCTGATCATTAAATCTACTACCTACTGAAAATATTTGTCTAGCAGCAGATTCTGTTTGTAGGTAAGCATTTGCATAAACATTTTCTACTTTTTGCCATAATCCAAATCCTCCATTGGCCTGGCTTATTTGATATAGCCATGTATCAGTGTTATTGATACCTTGAATATCAATATCAATTACTTGATTAGAGATTTGATTTTGTAATACAAAGTCAAAGTTTGTTAATGAACCTTGCTTGAAGTAAAAGAAAAATCCTGTGTTTGGACTACCATATCCTAATTTGTCATTGCGATATAACATGTTGAATCTGTTTGTAGGCGCCGGCGGCAATTCATAAACATAATTCTCACCAACTGTAGTTACACTGCATAATTCAAAATTCATATTCATACCGTTAACGTTGTTTGTAAACGGAATAACAGGTAGGCTGCCTGCAGGGATTTGTATAGTATATTCGTCAGTCTTAACACCAAGAATCTGTGCTGAATTACCCGGAACACCCACTCGTTGTGTATTAACTAATGCGGCATTAATAATAGTATTATATTGTTCTAACCAATATGAGTTTGCAGGATCGTTCCACAAGATTGTAGTGTTACTTAAATTGAAGCCATTTAAATCTGTGATATTTTGAGTGGTTCTAATGCTAGTGACCTTTAAATATCCTTGAGAAGTTAAATTTCTTTTTGGGGTATAGCTGACTAGATTGGCTAATTTAATGACGCTATCTCTACGTTCAGCAGTGTCCATGAAATTTTCACGGGAATTTAAGTCATTTCGAAAAGCAAGACCTTGTCCCATAAATGAAATAACATCAAGCAAGGCGATAAATTCTGAAGATTCAATATAGTCATTGAAAGTTTCAGGATAATATACACGCAAGTAATCTATAAAAGTCTTGCGTAATGTTTCGTAATCATAACTTTTAAAATCTGCCTGGTTAAAGGTTTGATAAATGGCTTTCCAGTCATTTACCCCAAATAATGCTGATTGTCTTGAACTTGTAGCCATAAATATTCTCTTTTAAGTATTTATCATACCTGAGAACCAGGGTTTTTTAGGGTTATTGCAATACTGCTTGATTTGTAGAATTATTAAAGAATACGCTTAAGTCTAATACGTTATTAAACGGAGAAATAGCCATTTCAATTTCAATTAATATTCCATTTTCCTGAGGATACGGTCTTACAGAATTTACTATCAATCTAGGGTCTAACCCAGCAACTCTGCGTAATTCTCTTTGTATTTGAAATTGTGTATCCGGGGTGTTGGGTTCAAAAACAAATGTCCAAAGAGTAGTTCCGTATGCAGGATTGCCTACTTTTTGACCCTTTTGAATATTTAATGCATTAATAAAATCTTGCACAACAATTGCAGTATCAACTGATTGAAATTTATTTCCAACAATCACCGGATTAACCATTGATCCTACTCCACCTCCTGTACCAAAAGGAAGATTAGTAGACCTAGGTTTACATGCATTTATTGAACTATAACCGATATATGATGGCATAATCTATTTATACTTAGGCTTGACTTAGCAAAGCACTCTTTTGCTCAGATATTGCTACTAATTTTTTGTATTCGGTAGAAGCAGCAGCCCTTGCTGTGGCGATTGCTGGGTCACCCTCAGGTAAATTATCTATTGCAGTATATAATGCGTCCCTAGCAGTTGCATAGACTGCATATTGGTCATCACTTTGTTTTTGTAAGGCACTAACTTGAGTCAATATTGAACTAACTTTGTCAGCCTGCGCTGATGCCGCTGCTGCAACATCAGATGAAATTTCTCCTGAGAAGTTTGGTGCTGTTATTTTTTTATCACCCAATACTGATCCAATTGAAGCAGTTAGTTCACTTCTATCTACTGTTCCTAACCCAATGCTTGGCATTTTTATTGGGTCTGCTCCGGCTGTATTAAGTGAATTAATATTTGATGCTAATTGTGAAGCTAGTCCAGGTGGCAATCCCGCACTAGCAAGAGAAGATAGTTTATCTTTTCCTGCTGCTAATGCACCGGCTAATGCGCCGCCGGCACCGCCGCCCACTTTATTGAGTAAGTCAGTTGCTGCGCCCCCGGCGCCGGCTGTCAATGATGTTATTGTACTACCTAATGCTGCACCGGGATTTATACCATTTTGTGCTGCGGTTGATAATGTTTTTGCCATATCTCCAATACCTGACACGCCAGGAACCATGCTTGCAACTGAGGAAGCTGCATTTGTTATTGATG